CGATGCAACAATTCCACGGTCTGCATTCGACCGTTCGCACGGGTATAAAACAACCTTCGACGCGGGTTACCTTATTCCCGTATTCGTCGACGAGGCTCTGCCCGGAGATACTCTCACTCTCTCCATGGCATCCTTTTCACGATTGGCGACTCCGATTGTCCCGATCATGGACAATCTCTTTCTTGACAGCTTTTTCTTTGCTGTCCCTATTCGTTTGATCTTCAATAATTGGCAAAAGCTAAACGGAGAACAAACTGACCCAGATCCAACTTTCTCCACTGACTACATGACGCCAATCATGACTTCGACCGCGATGACCGGTTATCTGGAGAACTCACTGCATGACTATTTCGGACTCCCAACTAATATTGCAGGCTATACTCACAGCTCTCTGTTTCATCGCGCTTACAATCTTATCTGGAACGAATGGTTCCGTGACCAGAACCTCCAGGATTCTGTCGTCGTTGATCTTGACGATGGCCCTGACGATCCTGCTGATTACGTTCTTCTCCGTAGGGGAAAACGCCATGACTATTTTACATCTGCCCTTCCTTGGCCTCAAAAAGGCCCTTCAGTTCCTCTTCCATTAGGAACAGAAGCTGAAGTATTAAGGCGCAGCGAAGCCGGCGCCTGGCGAGCATTCATATCAGGCACAGATACGTTAACCGGAGCCGACATCGTTGAGACGTCTGGCGGCGGAAACGTTACTCTTCCAGGCGTCGGCGACTTATCGTTCGATCCTCGCCAGGCAACAGGCGATTCAGGCCTCTATGCAGACTTAACTAATGCGACAGCGGCAACTATCAATCAGCTTAGAGAGGCATTTCAGGTCCAAAAACTCTATGAGCGTGACGCTCGTGGCGGCACTCGTTATACCGAAATCCTCCGCTCGCATTTTGGCGTTACGTCACCAGACGCACGGCTTCAGCGCCCCGAATATCTCGGTGGGGGATCTACTCCCATTAACATTCACCCTGTCGCGCAAACTGCGCCTACCTCTGGCTCAAATGCCATGGGCGCTCTTGCAGGGTTTGGAACAGCTAGTTCACAGGGACACGGCTTTACGAAATCTTTCGTTGAGCACTGTATTATCATCGGAATGGTCTCTGCTCGTGCGGATCTCAACTATCAACAAGGGTTGAATAGAATGTGGTCTCGCCGAACCCGATTTGATTTCTATTGGCCTGCCCTTGCTCACTTGGGTGAACAGGCTGTCCTAAACAAAGAAATCATGCTTCAGGGCACATCTGCTGACGAAGAAGTCTTCGGTTATCAGGAGCGTTATGCGGAATATCGATATAAACCATCTCTCGTCACGGGTCTTTTCCGTACTAACGCGACTGGTTCTCTCGATGTGTGGCATCTATCTCAAGCGTTTAGTACGCTTCCAGAACTGGATTCTACATTCATAGCTGAAGATCCTCCAGTTGACCGAGTGATCGCTGTTCCAACTCAGCCTCACTTCTTGTTCGACTCCTATTTCACACTGAAGTCTGTTCGACCAATGCCTACGTACTCGGTACCAGGGCTGATCGATCACTTCTAAAGGAGCAAGATGCCATTTCCAATATTAGCTGCTTTAGGTCCCGCGATCGGCGGGTTACTTGCAGGCGTCGGTTCTGCTGTCGGTTCATCGATTCAAGCCGGTGGGCAAGCCGACGCCAATAAAGCCAACAGGGAAATTGCAGAACAACAGATGGCGTTCCAGGAACGGATGTCTAACTCTGCCTATCAACGATCTGCTGCTGACATGAAGGCCGCGGGAATCAACCCAATTATGGCCTATTCGCAAGGGGGAGCGTCTACCCCCTCAGGAGCCAGCCTACAGATGCAAAACTCGGCTCCCGACATTTCTGGGGCTGTGAACTCTGCACTTTCAGCCGCGCAAGCCGTGGCCTCTATTAAAAATGTAGAGAAACAAAATGAAATCCTTAATGCAGAAGCTCGTATCAGAAAGGCCGAAGTTCCAGAGGCCGAGAACCAAGCAAATATTGCCAAGTCCTCAGTCGGTAAAGGTATCTCTTGGGCAAACGCCCTTTCAGGCGTTCTAGGAAAAATCTTCCAGACATCAGGCTCTGCTAAAACCCTTATGAGAGGTGGTATACCGATGCCTGATCGATCTACCCTTAAGTATCCATCTAATCCAAAAGCCCAAAAACGTTACGACACATTTAAATCGAGGTTACTAAAATGAGTGAGAACAACAACAAAGGTCCAATAGCTCGGAGTCAATTCTCCAAACATCCACGCTTCTATGCGAAAGCATCTACGGGCTCTAAAACGAAACAATCCTTCAAAGCAGAATGCGATATAAACAACATCCTAGCCCGGTACCAAAAAACAGGTCTTGTAGGGCACTTAAATGCCCGCCAGCCGCGTTACGGCGACTTCTCTAATACATTGGACTACCAAGCTGCCCTCAACGCTGTAATGGCAGCTGAAGAATCATTCTCATCCTTGCCAGCCAAGGTCCGCGATCGTTTTCAGAACGATCCTTCGAAACTCATCTCGTTTATAAACGACCCAAAAAATAAAAATGAGGCAATAAAACTCGGTTTGTTGGAGCAAAAGACTCAACAAACCAAAAAATCCTCAAGCGTTGAAATCATTGAAAAAGCACCGTCCGGCCAGTTACCACTTGATGTAACTGGCCGGACTGACACCGAAGGGAAGAACTGAGTGAACCACTCAACCTTCCCCTACCCAATAAACTCTTTCATGAACCGCCTTCGGGGGTTCATCGTTGGACTACTCTTCTCAATTACTAATAAAGGGACCCCTTCTCTAAAAAGGACACCCCTCGATTACTGTGGCCATGACGAAAGTAAATAAACCTTAACCGGAAGGAACCCGACCTATGAAACAACGAAAAAAAATGTCCCGAAAGAGCAGTCGCAAACTCTTCAAGCGCACGGCAGGCAAGACTCATAAGAAAAACAGTGGTCGTAAAATCATGCGCGGTGGGATTCGCCTTTAATGCCCTGTTACCGTCCGAGGACGGGTTACAGATCCAAACACGTGAATCCTGATACCGGCAAACGATCCATAGTCTTTAATCCACATGACGGATATGTAGACCTGCCTCAAACAGTATCCTGCGGCCAATGTATTGGATGCAGACTTGAACGCTCCAGACAGTGGGCTATTCGGTGTCTACACGAGTCCCAACTCCATCCTCAAAATTGCTTTATCACTCTCACATACGACAATGCACACCTCCCCCCTTTGGGGACCCTCGTACTCGAGGACTATCAAAAATTCATGAAACGCCTTCGCAAACGTTACGGCGAGGGTATTCGTTTCTTCCATTGTGGAGAATATGGCGAGAAATTCGCCCGCCCTCATTACCATGCATGCCTATTCAACTTCGACTTCGAAGACAAAACTCTCTTTTCAGTTAAACAGGGCAACCGTCTCTACATCTCTCAATCACTCTCCGAACTTTGGCCGTTCGGCTTCTCCACTATTGGGGACGTGACCTTTCAGTCCGCTGCATATGTCGCTCGTTACATTACGAAAAAGATCAACGGTAAGCAGGCACTGCAGCATTATGAAGTCGTTGATCAAGTAGACGGCGAGATCATGGGTCGCAGACGACCCGAATACGTAACCATGAGCCGTCGTCCAGGTATCGGTCGAGAATGGTTGAATAAATTCACTGAGGACGTTTACCCGTCCGATTTCATCGTGATTAATGGAAAGAAAATGAAACCTCCAAAATATTACGACCTCAATTTTGAGATTGAAAATCCCGAACTATTCGCTAAGGTCAAATTATCTCGCGAGCAACGTGCTGAACTCAACAAAGAGCATTCGACACCTGAAAGGCTTGAAGTTCGCGAAGAGATCCAACAACGACGATTTAAAAAACTAATAAGGAGCTACGAAAATGGTGGTTAAAGTATTTGCAATTTATGATTCAAAGAGTGAAGCCTACATGTCCCCTTTCTTCTTGCAGACCAAAGGTCAAGCAATGAGAGCATTCGCAGACTCAGTGGCTGATCCTAAAACCCAATTCCATAACCACCCTGGCGACTTTACCTTGTTCGAAATCGGTGAATACGACGACCAAAAAGGATGGCTAAAATCTCATGAAGCTAAGATCAATCTTGGTAGTGCTCTTGAATTCGCTTCTAAAAATCTCGAGCATATTGCGCAAACTACTACGCCTCTAGTCAAAAACATGAAATCAATGAAATCGGTTGAAAGTAAAATACAGGAGCAACTAGCCTAATGAAATCAGTAATGACCCATTCATTTTCTCAAATCCCCGATGCAACAATTCCACGGTCTGCATTCGACCGTTCGCACGGGTATAAAACAACCTTCGACGCGGGTTACCTTATTCCCGTATTCGTCGACGAGGCTCTGCCCGGAGATACTCTCACTCTC